TGTGAACTGCCACGAAGAAGATAGAAGTGCGGATTTTTGGGAGAGGGTAAAAGATTTTGATGTAGGTTTCAAAACCCTCTCCAAATACGGGATTAATGCAAGAAGTTTTTAAATTAATTACTGCAATTATTTAACTCCATAATTTTTTTTGCATAAAACTTAAAAGCATCGTAAAATGTAAATATAGTATATTTTAACACACGCTTTTAAGTATGCCTACGATAAATAAAGGCGACCTGCCTAGATATGAAAATGGCGAATATGGGCAATCTGAATTAACGCAAGCTGTGGCTAATGCCGAAGTAGCAGCACTCTTAAATCCTAGTAGCGGTGGCGGAGGCTCTACCACGGTTAACTTTGGCACTAAAATAACAGATGCTACTATACCTACCGGTGGTGTGGGTAACTTAGGTTGGTTGTCTGCGATTTGGAAACTGATAGGCGATCGCATCCCTCCAAAGTCAGCTTATGAATCCTCAACCACAATTACAATTACTCGCGCTGCTACTACAACTTATACTGCTTCTGCACCAAACTTTGATGTTTATGGCGGTCTATTCCAACTTCAAAATATAGGCGAAGCTGGTAAAGGTATATTCCTTTCTTATTTTGAAATATCTCTCAATCTATCTTCTGTACCAGCAGGTATGACTTCTTTTGCGGTACACTTATACCCTACAGCACCTACAAATATTGCAGATAATAGTATCTGGACAATTGGTTCTGACCCTGTTCTAGACCCTGTAGGTTTCAATGTACCTATGAGTTTAGCTAAAGGAGGGGGTAAGGTTGTTGGCGTTATTAGAGACTTAAATCAATTGTTTATTTTAACCAGTTCAAGTTTGTGGGGATATCTGGTTACTAACGGTGCAATTGTCCCGACTGCTAACTCAGAAACAGGGACTATACGCGCTAGGAGTTTTGCACCATGAGAACTTCTACTAGAATCGTGGTGTTGGGTGGTTTTAAAGGTGTTCTTGATTTAATTTTTGCTATAGCCTCTGTCGCTTATGGATTAAGACGGCTTTCCAGGTTTTGGACTGGCGCAGCTATAAGAGTAATGAGAACTAGTGATAACTCAGAATTAGATATAGGTTTTATTGGAGAGGATTTAGATGTAGTTACATTATTAGCATTTGTCGGTTTGGCCAACGGTGAGATTGTTATCTGGTATGATCAATCTGGCAATGGTCGTCATGCAGTTTCAACGGCGGGGAGGCGGCCGCGCATTGTTAGTAATGGGGCGATTGAGACGCAAAACGGAAAGCCGGAAATTAGGTTCGATGGCGTGGATGATTATTTAGCTGCCCCTGTTCCGCTTATTGACACAACGCACAGTCTGTTTATTCTGTTCACACCGACGATTGAAAATGAATTTGGGACTGTTTTTGGGCAGTGGTTTTCTGGACAAATTGGCCGTTTTACAATTCTTGTAAACCAAATTTCAAGTGGAGCTGCGTCGGCTGGGTTTTTGAACGTATTCAACTCTTCAGCGACGCAAGGCGGAGGCAGTGGTGGTCTCTCCACAGAGGTTGCTATTTCAAATACACCCACTATAATCACATCTATATCAACCACCGGAAGCGAGCAGTGGAAACTGTTTAAGAACGGCACGGAATGGGATAGCGCAACAATTACGAGCGTCTATACGGGGGTCAATAGCGCGATAGGTTCGTTGAATGGAACTGAATCATCGTTCCCATTCGACGGCACTGTATCAGAATTGATTTCGTTCCCCTCCATCCTCTCCACCACCGACCGGCAAACGCTTGAGCGTAATCAGGGTAAGTACAAGAGCATCACAGTAGCTTGAGGAAAATCATGAAAATTTTGCAACTATTATTTACGATGCTGTCAATAGAATAACTATTAGTGGATAATTAAAAACCATGACAAAACAACAATGGCTGCTTTCTCAAATTGAACAATTCCCTGAACTATCTCCCAGGGAATTAACTTCATACCTCAACGATAAAGTATTAGTAGATAATCCAGTGCCAATAGGACAAGTATCTGTTGTACCTACAGTAGAAGAAGTATCTACCATAGTGACAGATAGTGAAGTCTTAGCTATAGCTGAAAGTCCAGTCTATTTAAGGATATTAGATGCAATTAATCAGAATCGACCTGATTGGATTGTTGGCAACTTAACAACATTAAAACGTGGTGGCAAACTAACCCAAGCAAGTTTTGATGCAATTTTAGTATTACTTCAAAGGACTCAACTAGACCCTAATTATCAAGAGCAAATAAGTATAAGCCCTGCTGAGTTAGCAGGGTATGGGGCTATTTTAGTTAGTGATGTTGAGGAATTATTAACTCCCTAAACTTCCCCCAAATACTAAATTCTGGGATAAACAAGAATGTGCGCCACTTCCCCCGTCTACAACATCATTTGTGGGCGGGGTTTTTCTACTGCCGTCAAAAGCATCCACATAAGATAAAAAGTCATCATTCCACCAAGCTCTTAGTATTTTTATCTTCCCGCTCCTAGCATCCATAGCCCAGGGTTTAGCCCGGGTTAATTTATCGCCAAGAGGTTGGACTCCCTTACAATTACACTCAGGCAAAGCTTTTTTGATTGTCCTAATTAAGCTTTGTTCATGTCTCCTTGACGCTGAACCGCCCTCTAACTCCCACCGTTGCTTAACTTTTTTACCATCCGCCACGGCCATCGTTACGATTTGGTTATCGCCCTCTTCTGCTCCTAACTGTTCCCAGTAAACATCTAAGATGTAATATTCATACTCTCCCGTAAATTTATTTTTAACTTTCATCCATTTCTGGGATGCACTAAAGCATGAGGATGAAGAGGCAACTTCTTTAGCTGTACTGGCCAAATCCCAAAACCTTAAAAATTGGGCAGAAGTTAAATCCATGCTGCTTAACTGTTCTTGATCTATTATCTCAAACCACGAACGGTTAAAGACTAATCCTGCCGACCATTTAATCTTCCAATTACCTTTAAGCAATCGCTCCATGTCAACATTAAGTAATGAAAGTAAATTAGCTTTGTAATCAGGGTTTTGGCTTAAGAGAATCTTATTGTCGTCTAAGGTTGCACTAATAAAAGTTAAGGATTTTGGCGGCGCAATTTTAGCTAATTCTGGGAATTTAAGCATTAATTCTTCTGCGGAATCTCCCCAGTGAATAACGTTATTTAAGCGGTAAAAGTATCTTAAAACGCCTGACCTTTCTTCGATAGGGTATCCCGTCGTAGGGTTAATATACCAATCAATTAATTTAGCTACCCACGAATCTGCGTCAGGGTTACAGGTTGCATCAATCCTTGGCTTAACTCCGCAGGTACTTCTATTTCTTGAAAATAAGAACCAAAATTGTTTTTCGGTAAATTTATTTAACTCATCAAAGCCAATATAGGCTATTTGCGCTCCGGGGAATTTATTCTCTACGTCTTTTTCATGTTGAGCGTGACCAAAGCTAATAGCTGCGCCGCTGGGAAATTTCCAATCTAATTTACCCTCTCTTGGAATTGCACCAGGGACTAAGCCAAATAATTTCTTAGACTCATCCCATAAACCACCCTCTGTTGTTATTTCAGGCGAAGTCCGGCGGAAGATTACCGCACCATAATTAGGGTTATCAATATTAATTAAAGACTTCCTTAACAATGCCCACGACTTCCCGCCTCCACCGGCTCCTCCATATATGCACACATCAGCGCGCGTATTTACAAAGCTTGTTTGCTTTCCAGGCTGTGGATCTGGAAGGGTAAAAGTTACCGCATTATTCTTAGCTTTTTCGTTAACCTTGGACTTTAATAAAGTTGTTGGTGCGCCACTTAAAAAATCTTTTCTTTTGCTTCCCATTTCCTTTAAGACTGTGCTATAATTTATATATAAGTTAAATTATAGATTTAAAAATTGCATAGGTGACACAAAGTATTATCCCAGATGAAGAATAGTCTGGGATATTTTTTTTGGATTTTTTTCGTAGATGAAGTGTGTCTAGAGTACCCGCCCACTCTCGCCTTACCCCCGCCTTAATCTCGACCCCCCCTTAAATAAATTAATTAAAGTCCCGGCACTAAATTTAATTTAAGGATTAATCTAGCGATCGCAAGATAAGAGATAAGAGATAAGAGATAAGAGATAAGAGATAAGCCTTAAATTAAATTAGTGCATAGTGCAGACAAGTTTCGACGCTAAATTAATCTAGCGATCGCAGAATGTTTTTAACTCATGTATAAAATATAACATAAAATTAATTTAAAATACTGTTGCACGACGGTAGAGAGTAAGTTATATTAGTTATATTGAAAGTTAAAAAGTAAAGAAAAGAGGACATAGGAAAATGAAGACCGTACAGACCATATCTGGAGACAATTTCGTACTAGTAACTGACGAAAAGGGGATACCTATCTCCAGACCTGTCCTAAACCACTGTGATATAGAGTATAGAAAAAAGAAGGAGGAAGACTATGCAAAGTATAACCTTCAGGCACACCATCAAGAATGTTACGGCGAAGGTCTTTTTCAAGGATACGATTACGGACACGATTTGGGGATAAACGATCCCTTTGCTGAAGAGATATTAGGGTCGGATATCTTGTTAAGATAATACCTTAAAATACTCTTAAAATAAACCTCTTAAATTAAGTTTTAAGAGGTTTATTTTTTTAATTCATACATTATTCTTGACCCGCGATCGCTATTAAATAAATTAATTAAAGTCCCGGCACTAAATTTAAAATATTTAAGGATTAAATTAGCGATCGCTAAGGAAATATTTAAGAGTTAAATTACTTAGTCCTAGCTTATACATAAAATTAATTTTAAAATACTGTAGCGTTATTTTTAAGAGTGCGCTATTATAAAGAGAGTTAAGGAAGTTAGAAAAAGAGGTAAGGAAAATGAAAAATAAAATAGCAGAAATTAAAGAACTAGTTAAAGAAGTATTCCCTGATTTTAATCAGGAAAACGACAAAGATATAACGCCACAATTAGTTAGGCAATATATCAAAAACAAGTTACCAGAAAACATTCTTTACGAAACCGCCGTTTTAATCCCTAGCACTGGCAATTGTTGGATAAGGATAGAGAAATTATGCAACTACTTAAAAACAGTTAAGTATTGGTATTCCCTGTAAAATAAGCGGTCGAGTGAGTTATGACTCCCGACTTAGGTTTAATGCCTAAGCGATCGCATTCTTAATCCTAAGAAGTAGTTAAGCTTAGGATTAAGAGTTAACAAAAAGTAAAAAGTAAAAAAGTAAGGACATAGGAAAATGCAAGCTAATACATTCATGACAGGCAACTACTACAAAAATAGCTCTAGAGGGATCATTATTCTCATTACGTCCAGAACAAAATGCTTTATAAACTACAAAGCATTTTGGATAAACGATCCACACAACTGTTATCAAGAGGGCAAAATCAAGGTAAGACTGACAGAAAATAACGACGAGTTCGTTTTGATCGATGGATTTAGTAAATACTCGTCCGTTGACGAGTATGTGAAGTATGTAAAGGAGGATAATATAAAGGAGGAGGAAGTTAAGGAAGAGGTTAATGTTAAGGAGGAGGTTTATAGCGCAGTACACAGAAACTTTTTACAAGTTGGTAAAAAGTTTAAATACGTAGATTTAAAAAATGATATAATACAAGATGTCATTTTTGAAGACACTAACGGTAATGGTACGATTTTAAACTTTAGAGCCATCAATAAAGATGGCAATCCAATTTACTGTCACGGCAGTTTGTTTGTGGTTATGTTCAGTAACCGCGATTGTTTAAAACCTTTTAATTATTTAACTGTTGAGGATAGTGATTTACCTTTAACTAATGCGATCGCAACAGATGTAAAGGAAGAGGAAGTTAAGGAAGAGGTTGAATTTACCTTAACAGATGACAACAAAGCCGCTATTCAGGCGATTGTCAAATTAGATCCCGTAAGGTGTAATTGGAGCAATTTAGAGCGGACTGCATACAGTAAACTAACGGC